GTCTATGTATTAATATCTATCCCTATATAAGACCCCCCTATTTCTCAAAAAATAAGACCAAAAGGAAGACCTGAAGAGTTTGCAAGGTCAAAAAATCCCCGGAGCCCTTCCCAAAAAATACCTTTTTTAGATATAGCTTGTGTAGATATATCTAATGTTAATCAAATGTTCTGTGTGTCAAGCTGAGAAAGAAGATACAGAATTCAGTAGATCAAAAGACAAGTGCAATACTTGTTGTTATTCTCTAGAATACGAGAGACAAAAGGAAAAAATGGAAGACCCTATGGATGGCGAAAATTACTATTTAAGAAAAGTAATATTGAGAGCCGCCAAGATGCGTTCAAAAAAGAAAAATATAGAGTTCAACCTCACTCTTGCGGATTTAATAAAGATTAAAAATAATATCTGCCCCATTTTGGGCTGCGAAATACTATATAAGTCAGGAGTAGATAATAAAAGATCTGCATCATTAGATAGGATAGACCCAAATAAGGGCTATGTACCAGACAATGTTAAGATTGTCTCTTTCGAAGGTAATGCATTAAAAAATAAAAACAATATTAATTCTATGATTGGAGTAATGCAGTATTATAAAAATATCACTACTCCAGATCAGAGAACAGAAGAATCGCGGCAAAAATTAATTGATCTTGTTAAAGACTTTTAGTAATTCTTGCTCAAAAGATTTGTCTCCACTATACTCGATATTTATTTGTTTTGTATTTTCCTCGCCTTTAATTATAATAGTAATATATGGTAAATCATATTTCGCGCAAGTCATCGAAGCGAGAGACACTAAACAAGAGTCGCAAATCTTCATTTGCTTCCCATCTTCAGCAATCATATTAAAATAAACAAGCTTACGAACAGTGAAGAATAATAAATAATCCTCTTTACTATACGCCAGTTCGCACCCCTCACAACGAATCTTCTTCCTGCAAGTCTTGGGGTTCACAACTGTAACTTGAAATTTGTTCCTCATTATATATAATACATGTAATTAAAATAGTAAGGCTAATTAAAATGTCAAAAAAAGATAACTCCCCCCACGTTTCTCAAAAAGACAAAGTAAAAGATGACTTTGAAATTCGTAAATTAAAATGGACCCCGAAACAAGAACAAATTATTCAAGCGGCCTTAGACAAGTCTACTAATATAATCATTCTAGATGGGCTTCCCGGCACAGCCAAGACTCTACTGAGTGTTTATTGCTCGCTAGAATTACTAAAGGCTAAAAAGATTTCTGATATTGTATATATCCGATCCCTAATTCAAAGCACAGATGGTCAAACTGGCTTCTTAACTGGCGACTTAGACGAAAAGACTTTCTTCTATAACGTACCTCTATTTGATAAGCTAGAAGAATTACTAAATAAATCCAGCATCGAATTACTAAATAAGCAAGAAAGGATCAAAACTTACCCTGTTTCTCTGCTTCGCGGCTATACCTTTAACGTTAATTCCGTTATTTTGGATGAGGGTCAGAACATGATGTTTGATTCTCTTGTAACGGCGGCAACCCGAATGGGTAAATTTAGTAAGCTATTTATTTGTGGTGATACTATTATGCAAAATGACCTAGGCAAGAAGTCTGGGTTCAAAGAGTTCTGTGATATCTTCCAAGACCAAGATAGCCGAGACAATGGCATTCAATACTTTAAGCTTGGGCAAGAAGATATTATGAGAAGTGGTATTACTCGCTTTATTGTTGATAAGATTACTAAATACAAGTCAATCATTCATTAAACTTTTGTTTCATCCTTTGGTGGATGAGTCTTGATAAAGTGTTCGCGCATTTAGTTACTTTTGTTTCTGATTCTTGCCAGAAAAATGCGTGTAATACTTCATGTATTAGAATGTTGACTGTCTTTTGTTTGGTTAATTTAGGGTCAATCTTTATCTTTGGATTCTCCATCTCTGGGGAATCGCATATACCGTAGCACCCTTTAGGGGGTTTGACCCAATTAATGGTGTATTCAACTTTTTCGTAATTCTTAAATGAATACTTCATTCTATTACAATTACACTTGCTTTTTTACCGTTATTAAACTATAATAAATTAATGAATTATGCAAAAAATTTACTGCTCTCAATGTGGAAATCCTAATTTGTACGCTCAAGCAAAGCCAAAGTTTTGCTCTGCGTGTGGCACAGCATTCTATGGTGTTATCGTAGAAAAGCCACAAGATAAAAAGGCAAGAGAAAACAAAGTTCGCGCTCAAGAAGAGTATGACGAGCAGGACGATGATGAAAGCGATGATGAAGAAAATGATGCATCAATTCCTGATTTAAAAAATGGTTTAGAAGTTGAGTATCAAGCGGAAGGCCCAAGAAAAGAATCTCTTGCAAAGATTGCCGCAACAATGCCAGACAGCATGGCAGGTTTTGGAGCAAGAGGAGCAGAAGGTCTCTCTGTAAAAGATACTCTTAAAATGTTTAAAAAAGAAGCCGGTACATTAAGGCAAAAATAAAATGGCTCAAAAAGTCCAAAAAGAAACCTTTGAAAAGAACATTGCTATCGTAGACGAAGAAATTCGCAAACGCAAAAACAAGTGGAACCTTGCCGCATTGTCTTGGATTGATTTCGAGGACGTTGAGCAGATATTGAGGATTCATATTTATAAAAAATGGAGTCTATACGATCAGAAAAAACCCCTTGCCCCTTGGTTAAACATTATCATATCCAATCAAATAAAAAACATTATAAGAAACAACTATGGTAATTATGCCAGACCTTGTTTGAAGTGTGCGGCGGCAGAGTGGGATGATTCTTGTTCAATATATGGAGAACAGTGTAAGAAGTGCCCCTTGTATGCTCATTGGGAAAACAATAAGAAAGACGCTTTCAATACAAAAGTAACCCTCCCTCTTGAGAATCATATTAAAGAAGTTCACGACATGACTAACGAAGGTTTTGACCTTCTAAGAAGTACTCAGAGTTTATCATCAGCATTAAGAAAAGTATTAAAGCCAGCAGAGTGGATAGTTTATGAAATGCTTTGCTTGAGAAATCAGAGAGAAGAAGAAGTTGCAAAAGTTCTAGGATTCAAGACCACTGAAAAGAATCGTTCCCCCGGATACAAGCAAATAAAGAACTTAAAGCGTTCTATACTTGTAAAAGCTAAGAAGTGCATTGTGAATGGAGAAGTAGAAATTTATGGCTGAAAATGAAAACCAACCTCAAGAACTTAATGACCAACAGCGACTGGCAATTTTAAATGAGTGGAACAATCGCCCTACTAATCCTCCTTCTTTGCTTGAACTTGTTAGGGTTGCTTTTCCTAACATTGAAGGCGCAGACGGTAGAAGTTGGCACGGCAAGAAAGTTAAAGAGTTCTTATCCACAAGACAAATTAAAGCAAGGGCTTCGTATGAGTACTTGGCAAAAGATAAGATTGAACTATCTCCAGAACAAAAAGAGTTTACTGCTAACAATGCAGGTTCAATGGGCGCACTTGAGATTACTAAAAGTATTTTCAATAATCAAAACCTTACTAGCCTCAGTCAAGAAACTCGTACTGTAATTGATTTCATTAAGACTCTTGACCAGAAAGTAATTCAAGCAGGTCCAGTCTCACAAAGAGATACAGAGAGTCTTGCAGATTCTCAATACATGCCGCCAAAGACTTTTGAGCGCATGCTTTTTCGAATCAACAAGTATGTTCATGAAGGTATTGATAAAGATAAAGTCACTTCACGCCAGAAGGCTTCTGTTAATGCTATCATTGGATACATGCACACTTATCGTTTCTTGCATCAGATAAATAGTTACTCTTCTAACATTGATCGTGAGTTATTTGAAAGCTCTTTTGTTCGTTATACATTTGATAAACCAGACCTCACTCAAGAAGAAGTAGATCAATACATTGTTCTAGCTACTGAAGTAGTTATCTCTGCTAATATTCAAGAGACAATTCAAACTCTTCAAAATCAAATTGATGTAGAAATTGATGGCGGCGGCAAATTGCCAATGGCTCTCATTGAAGCAATCAGTGGAGCAAGAGACGAATATAACCAATCGACCATTCGCCAACAAAAACTTCTTAATGACCTTAAGGTAAAGCGAAGTGATCGTCTTAGCAAGCAAATAAAAGAGAACGCCAGCATCCTTAATCTAGTTCAAATGTGGAAAGAAGAAGAATCTCGTATGCAATTATTAAAACTTGCTGAAAGGAGAAAGGCGATGGTAAAGAATGAAATAGATCGCCTCTCTACAATGGATGAAATCAAGTGCCGTATCTTAGGAATTTCAGAGGACGAGGTGTTAAATGGCTGAAACATGTAAAATATGTCAAAAAGCTTATGAGGTAGATGCAGACTTTAATCGCCATCTCAAAGCTCACAAACTAAGAGTAATAGAGTACTATCAACAACATCATCCTCGCTATGATGCTTTCGATAACTCCATAATTATTTACAAGAATAAAGAGCAGTACTTTAATACTGACTTTAACAATAAAAATAATCTAAAAAACTGGCTCAAAGCTCAATCACTAGAGAAACAGAAAGAGTACTGCAAAGACTTTCTCATCAAGAGAAAAGAAAAGAAAGGTCTAGCATATACTCCATCTCAAGTTGAGCTTCGCAGTGTCTTGAGCCCGAGCGTTATTTACTTACAAGAAATTTTTGGTGATTATTATCAGTTCACTGGAGATCTTGGATTTAAAAATAAATACATATACCCAGAGAGTTTAGATAATTTAGCACCATTACAAACCAAAGGGTCAATCATTTACATTGATACGCGAGAGCAGAAGCCGTTTATATTTAATATGGCATCTGAAGTTCGTACTCTTAAGTTTGGAGACTATGGGTTTAGTCATCCAAGTTATGATGGCAAGCTTTACTTTGAGAGAAAGTCTATTTCTGATTTCATTGGAACACTAAGCGCCGGTTACGAAAGGTTTTGTCGAGAGATTGAGAAAGCCAGCGAAGCCAAAGCTAACATGGTTATCATTGTAGAAGAGAGTTTAAGTAATGCTCTGTCTTTTAATTATCTTCCTCATGTATACAAGAAAGCTACAAAGGTAAACCCTGAGTTTATATTCCATAATGTCAGAGAGTTGATTCAGAAATATCCCCATGTGCAATTCTTATTTGCAAAAGGGCGCAAAGAGTCTGTTCGAATCATAGAAAAGATGTTCTCTACTGATGAGAACTTTTTTAAATACGATCTCCAGCTTTGCTACGACCTAAAAATGCTATAATATGTGGTATACCCCAGAGAAATACAATAGAATAATCCCAAATCTAAATGATGAATATTCTAGACTAAAAGATACTCTTGAAGATAAGGAAGCTAAGATAACTTTAGCTAAGTTTTTGCGTTCAAATATAGGGATAACTACAGAGCTAATTTCTGGTATAAAATTATGGCCTTATCAAGAGATTGTAATTAAAGGAATGTTGAACCGAAACTTCTGCATGAACGTGTGGGGTCGCGGTGCTTCTAAATCTTTCTCTGCTGCGGTGTTTTGTTTCCTACAATGCATCTTTGAACCTAAGAGCAAAATCTTAATTGCTGGCCCAACCTTCAGAACAGCAAGAAGCATTTTCAATTCAATAGAAAAGATTACCGAATCTAAAGGCGCAGACCTTTTGATGCAAGCATTCGGCGCAAAGTCAAAGCGTAATGATGAATACGACTGGTCAATTAACGAAGGTTCAATAAAAGCTATTCCTCTAAGCGGCGAAAAGATTCGCGGTTTCCGCGCTAATGTTCTTGTGCTTGATGAGTTTCTCTTATTGCCAGAAGACATCATCAAAAATGTATTAATGCCCTTCTTGATCGTGCCTCAAGACATTAAAGAACGTATTAGTATTCGCGAACAAGAGAATGAATTAATTGCACAAGGCGCAATGACTGAAGCTGACCGCATGGAGTTCAAGAATACTTCCAAAATGATCGCTCTGTCTTCTGCTTCTTATACTTTTGAGAACCTCTATAAGACTTATAAAGAGTGGTGCGATAATATTTATTCAAAGGAGCCAACAAGTGCTACTTATTTCGTTTCTCAATTAAGCTATGAGTCTCTTCCTCCAGAGATGATAGATTCTTCAATTACAGAAGAGGCGCAAAACGGCGGATCTTCTCACGCTTCTTTCTTGAGAGAGTATTGCGCTCAATTTACTGATGGTAGCGACTCTTACTTCAGCATGAAGAAGATGGAAGAATGCACTCTTAAGTTTGAAGAGAGACCTCACTCCCAAATTAGAGGAGATAGCGGCAAGCAATATATCTTAGCAATGGACCCCAACATGAGCGACAGTCCAAATGCTGACTATTTTGCAATGGCTATTTTGGAAATAGACAGAGAAAACAAAAATGACGTTCTCGTTCATGCTTATGCTGGTCTTGGCAGTTTAAATACTCACATTAAATACTTTCATTACTTAATGACTAGCTTTAATATTGTTTATATCATATGTGATAATGCTGGTGCTGATATTTTCTTCAACACTTATAATGAATCTCAATTCGTAAACTCAGAGTCTGAGAAGATTAAGTTTATTGACTTCGATTCCGATCTTGAAGGCATTGAATACACAAAGATGGTTCAGAAAGCCAAGAGTCAATATAACCTTGAAAATAAACAAATAGCAGTAACTCAAGTATTCACTACTACCTTCATTAGAAGAGGTAATGAAAATCTACAAGCGGCAATTGACTATAAGAAAATCTGGTTTGCTTCAAAGACAGTAGCTAACGAAACCTTCTTTAATGAAGAAATAAATAAAAGAATACCAGAAGACATAATCTTCGTAGAAGAAAACAAAGACTGGAACAAGTTAGACCTAATTGAACACCAAGATTTGCTTGTCTATAACACTAAGAAGCAATGCTCACTAGTTGAGTTCACTACCAGCAGCCGTGGGTCTGTTAATTTTGACCTTCCTCAACACTTAAAGCGTTCCAATTCTCCTAATAGAGCAAGAAAAGATAATTATACTGCTTTAATGTTAGCTAAATGGGGCTCTAAATGCTATAATGACATTATGACTACTGAAAATAAAATAGTAGCTGCGGGATTTACACCAATTTTAATTTAAAATGTGTAATTAATTATTAGGCTTATGGCAAAGGTTAAAAAAGACAAAGTTGCGGAAAATTCTTTCGCCCCAATGATGGTAGAAGGCTCTACTCCTGCTCATGGCGGAGTAGCAAGCAGAGTTACCGAAACGAGGAGCCGCAGAAACGCCGCATCAACCATTGAGAGAACAGATCGTTTTCGCAATATTGATGACGGCATGGTGCCATTTAACTATGCCACTGGTTATAATTATAATAAATCAAATATTGATGTCAGAGATACAGTAATTCTTTGCCAAAAAGCCTACTATAACTTTGGTTTATTTAGAAATACTATTGATCTAATGTCAGAGCTTTCTTGCGGCAATATTCATCTTAAAGGTGGGAATAAAAGCGCAAGAGATTTCTTCCAAGCCTTATTTAATAAGATAAACATTACTGCATTACAAGACAAGTTCTTTAGAGAGTATTATCGTTCTGGTAATGTTTTTATTTATAGATATGATACTACCATTAGAGAAGAGGATGTGTCTAAAATTAGCCAAGTTTTCGGTTCTCAAGCTTTGGCGGCAAGAGTTTCTTTACCTGCTAGATACATAATCATTAATCCAGCAGACGTTCAGGTTAATGGTAATTTGTCTTTTAATAGAGGACAGTATTATAAGGTTCTAACTGACTACGAGCTTGAGCAAATTAGAAATCCAAGAACAGAAGAAGACAAAGAGATATTGGATTCTCTTGATCCGTTAGTTAAAGAGCAAGTTCTAAAAGGAAAAGCTACAGCAGTTTTACTCCATTTAGACACAAAGAAGTTCTACGCCGTATTCTACAAGAAACAAGATTACGAACCCTTCGCTGTACCAATGGGTTTTCCTGTTCTTGAAGATATTAGCGCAAAAATAGAAATGCGCCGTATGGACATGGCTCTTACAAGAACAATTCAGCAAGTAATCCTTCTTGTCACAATGGGCGCAGAGCCAGATAAAGGTGGAGTAAACCAAGAGAACTTAAAGACGATGCAAAATTTATTTGCGAATCAGTCTATTGGAAGAGTCTTGATTGCTGACTATACTACAAAAGCCGAATTCGTCATTCCTCAAATTGCTGACATCTTAGATCCAAAGAAATACGAGATCATCGATAAAGATATTAATATTGGCTTAAATAATGTGCTTGTTGGTAATGAAAAATTCGCTAATGCTAGTACAAAAGTATCTCTATTAGGGCAGAAATTATTACAGGCTCGCCAAGCTTTTATTACTGACTTCTTATTGCCAGAAGTTAAGAGGATTTCTAAAGAAATAGGATTCAAAGTATTCCCAACTCCATTCTTTGAAGATATGGATCTTAAGAGCGATCAAAATCTTAACAGAATTTATACTCGCCTTATTGAGCTTGGGGTTCTTACTCCTGAAGAAGGTCTTAAAGCTATTGAAACTGGAGTATTGCCTACTCCAGATGAGTCAGTGCAATCTCAAACAGCTTTTGTTGACTTAAAAGATAAAGGATATTATCAGCCTTTAATCGGTGGACCAAAAATAGATGCAGCCGGTAGACCAGCAGGAAGCACAGGCATCAAGCAAACTACAAAAAATGTAAAGCCAATCGGCACCTCTTCTAAAGCTAATTACAGTGTCATGAAATTAAAAGACATTGTAGAAGCTACAAGTAAATTAGGAGCAGAAGTAGAGGGTTTCTTAAAGAAAAAACATAAACTTAAGAAATTAAATGAAAGACAAAAAGAAGTAGTCCTTGATATCACTAAAGTTATTGTCGCAAACGAAGATCAATCTAATTGGGTCTCTAAAATAGGAGAATACATTGAAACTCCTGTAGATAAAAACCCAAAGAGAATAGAAGAGATTCATAATATCGCTTGCGAGCATCAAGTTGATTCTTACATGGCTAGTTTGCTCTATCATAGCAAAATCTAATGGCTACAAACAGAGTAATATATAATAACGAATTGCTATTCGTTGGACCTGCTCCAGCGAGTGGCTATTTTTTCTCTGACCCTAACGGCAACCTGCTCAGAACTGGGGTTTATAATTTAATTCAGCCCCTTAAAAGAATTAATCAATTTAGTTATCAGATAAATACTCAATCTTCTAGGTTCTCAGAGATAGGAAATGCTTCTACTATTTATGATTATACTTTAAATCCTCCTGATATTAGCCTTAGTTTCAATTACAACATTAAAGATCTGCGAAACGAAGCCAGAATGGGCTTCTATGTTAATCTTGGGCCTCCTAATTTAGATCAATTTGATGGTGGGCAAGTTTTTCCTAGTGGTAATTTATTGTCTGGGTTTTCTTTTGGAGACCAGAACTATTCATTCAACTCTGATTTAACTCAAGCCACAAATAATACATTTAAGTATCCTTTTAAATACAGAGATCAGCGCAATCTATTTTTAACAATTACTCCAAATAATACAGATGCAATTGGTAACAGTATTTCTGGGTTTCCGGTCTTAGCTTTCGGTAATTGTTATATTACTTCTTATGGAGTTCAAGCTCAAGTTAACGATTTCCCTAAAGCTACAGTAAATTATGCAGCACACAATGTGTTGTATTACTCTTCTGGAATAAACGTAGTTTCTCCGTATTTAGAACCAAAGAGCGGAACATTAAATACCGGCATAACGTTTAATATTCCAACTTATAATACAGCTTTTGAGGAAACTGGAAATGCAATTTCTGTTTTGCTCCCCGGCGATATCGTGATTGACATTTATGACGCTAATTCAACATCTAAAAACAAGTCTAATCTAATAATCCAAGATGCCGCTATACAAAGTTTTAATTTTAACATTCCTTTAGAAAGGGAACCATTAAAAACATTGGGCTATGTTTACCCAGTAGATCGCCAAATAAACACTCCAATTACTGTAGAAGGCTCTTTCTCTACAATATATAGAAACTTAAACTATTCAGGAAATCTTTTGTCAGATATAAAATCAGAATCTAAATACGACATCTCAATCAAGATGAATAAGAGTTCCGAAACTATTATTCGCTACGATATTAGAGGAGCTAAATTTAAAGACCTATCTTATGACTCTTCAATCGGTTCAAATGCTGTTTTAGATTTTAGTTTTTACTGTGATATGGACATGAATTCTTATCCTCATCCTAATGGTTTATTTATGAGTGGATTGTTAAAAGGATTAAGTTACACAAACTTTAATACAAATGGGCCATTATAATTTCCTTAATAGTTAATTTTTAGTGTATAAATAATAAGCTACAAATTATGAACCTACAAGGTTTAGAAATAGAAATTATAGAATCAAAGAGGTCTGGGCCTAAAAGCTCTGCTCAGACCCCTGCCAAACCTTCTGAAAAGCGCAGCGGTTCTGCTAAAAATCCTTCTGGTAGCGCAGGAACAAAAAGCGATAAAGCAATAGAGTTTTCTGCTAAAGTAGTTGAAGCTTTAAAGTCTAAAGTTAGAGAGCATAATAGCAAATATTCTAAGAAAGTAAGCTTAAGTCAACTAAAAAAAGTTTATCGTAGAGGCGCTGGAGCTTTTAGTTCTAGCCATAGACCCGGAAAAACAAGAGGACAATGGGCAATGGCCCGTGTGAATACTTTCTTAAGAATGATGGCTGGTAAAACTGTTAAAGATGCTTATCGCAAAGCTGATAGTGATGTAGCTAGAGCTTCAGAAATTGATGTTACAGGTTCTTGGGAACCAAATGATGGTGATTTCTCTCAAGCAGATAATGATATTCAAGACTATAATCTTGATTATGATTTTGAAGATGAGAATGATCTATACTTGGATACAGAACAAGAAAAAGCAAACTGGCTAGAATATATTTAACATGAAAACCAAAGAATTAGAAATCGATATTTCTTCTAAAATCGTCGCCGCAGACAAAGAAAAGAAAACATTAAATAAGCCATTCAGGACTCCTGATGGGCCTAAAAAGTTTTCTGTTTATGTCAAAAATGACAAAGGAAATGTTGTAAAGGTTAACTTTGGTGATCCTAACATGGAGATCAAGAGAGATGATCCTGCTAGAAGAAAAAGTTTTAGAGCAAGACATGGCTGCGACAAAAACCCCGGACCAAAATGGAAAGCCAAATACTGGTCATGCTATCAATGGAGGGCGGGTTCTCCAGTTAAAGCTTCAGAAGAGGTCTTTAGTTTAGAAACAGAAGCTGGAAAAGGTCTTTGGCACAATATTCAAAAGAAGAAAGATCGTCTCGGCAAGAACTATAAGCCAGCAAAGCCCGGAGAAAAAGACTATCCAAAGCAAGACGCTTTAAAGAAAGCTCAAGCTAACGAAGAAGAGTGGGATGGTTTGACTCTTTGGGATCAAAGCGAACTCTTAAAAATTTGGCCTGATTTATCAAAAGCCGAAGAAATGATGGAGCCTGAAGACGAGATGGAATCCGAAGAGAGCGAAATGGAAGAGTACAAGAATGAATATTTAGAAATGTCAGTTGGCTCTTTAAATTCTATTAAAACTCATGCAGAGAACATTCTCAATGCTTTAAATGATGAAAAGGTTAAAGAAAATTTAACTGAGTCATTCTTACAAGGCAAGATTGCTATTACTGAAGATTACATGGTAATGATTCATAACTATGTAATGTTTGCCGAAGAGTCTGACGCTAATTATATGAGTTCTGAACCAATGTTTATGGTTGGTCAGAAGGTTCGAAATGTAAATAAGAACTGTTATCATTATGGCAGCGAAGGAATCGTAAAAGAGATCAAAGACTTGCCAAATCAAATGGGTAAAGTTATTTCATATGAAGTAACTAACGAAGGCCCAACTTATAAAAAGGGAGAAGTCCTAACAAAAACAATGGACCAACTCTCTCGCGCTCAAGTCTACGCTTCTTACGAAGAAGAGGAAGAGTATAAGTCAATGTGCGAAACAGAAGGTCAAAATTTCAAAGACTTCCTTCAAAAATGCATCCCTTCTAAAGAGGGAACTGACAAAGAAAAATTCCAATCTTGCTTGCTGCAATATAAGAAAGGGAAATAATATGAATATTCTATCTTCAATGTTACAGTTTCAAAACCAAGTAAAGATATTCCATTGGCAAACCTATGGATTCTCTGAGCATGAAGCTTTTGGAGAGCTTTATGATTCTTTGTCTGGTTATATTGATGAATTTGTAGAGGTTTTCATGGGTAAATATGGTCGAATTATTGCTAAGGATTCTTTTGTTTTAACTTTGCAAAATTATAAATCTATTAGTCCAGTTCAAGCAATGGATGCTTTTATTGGCTTTTTGAGCAATGATTTACCATCTCAATTGGATGCTGCAAAAGATACAGACTTGCTTAATATTAGAGATGAAATTTTAGCAAGTGTAAATAAGACTAAATATTTAACAACTTTAAAATAATGAAATCTTTTATTCAAAATGGTATTGCGTCCGTACCAACAACAACTGTTAATTTTACAACAACAGGTGTTTTGATTCAGCCACCCAATAATGGCAATTCAAGAATTTTTATTACTGATATAAGTACTCAAGCTAATCTTACTTTGGCAAATGCTAGTGCTACAGCAAGTGGAAGTATATTTGCTTATGTAGCTCAAGGGAATTGCAACTATTCTGCTCCTTTGAGAGTTCCAGATAGTTCTGGAATAGCTATTGCAACCGCAACCGTAGGTAGTATTACATATTTTCTAGAATAACATGAAATTTGACTTCTCTACAACATTTAGTTCTTCAATCAGACCATTAGTCTCTGAAGAAAAAGACAAGTATCTATCATTAGCCAGTCTAATTGATGTAGGGAATTTTATTCCTGAAGTCAATGCTGAGTCTAATATGGATCTTTTGCCAATTGCTTTTAATGCTTGTGTCGTAAATCGTGTTAATAAAAATGGTGATGTAATTGATTCGTCTATTGCTACTGAAGTATATAAAAACTTCATTAATAAGCCAATTAATATTGAACACAATCGCGCAAATGTTGTTGGTGTTATTTTGTCAGCAGGATTTTCTGAGTTTGGAACTGATGTTCCCCTTACTGAAGAGCAAGTCAAAGATAAAAAAGAGCCTTATAATATTACTCTTGGCGGTGTTGTTTGGAAGATCGTTAATAAAGATCTCGCCAATACAATCGAAGAGTCAAATGACCCCACTTCTAACAATTACATGAAGGTCAGTGCTTCTTGGGAATTGGGTTATAATGATTTTGAAGTAGCTGTCCTAGAAGGAAGCGAAAAGAATATTGAAAATGCTACTATCATTTCTGACAAAGAAGAGATTGAAAAAATTAAAGGAAAACTAACCGGATTTGGTGGCAGCGGAAGACTCAATGAAAACCAATTAATTTACCGTAAAATTAAGGGTCGAGTTCTCCCTCTTGGAGTTGGACTAACTGCTAATCCTGCCGCCGATGTTGTCGGTGTTAGCGTTAAAAAACCGGAGTCTGAACAAATTATTGAGCAAAAAGCAGAAGAAATTTCACAAACATTGGAATCTAATGTAATTATCGAAAGAAAGAATATGAAAATATCTGAAGTATCTCAAATTACTGATGAGTTGCTTAAAGAAGCAACCGCTTCTTCCATCAGAGATTTTATTGGAGAGCAACTCAAAGATGCCTCTGAGAAATTCGCTGCTGAACAAAAAGCTAAAGAAGACGCAATCAAGAACGCCGAAGAGAAGTTCGCTAGTCTCTCTTCTGATTCTGAAAACCTAAAGAAAGAACTTGAGGCTCTCAAGCAATCTTTAGAAACCCTACAACAAGAAAAAGCTTCTAAGGAGAAGCAAGAACTATTCTCTTCCAGAATGGCTGGACTAGATGAAGAGTTCGATCTTGATACCGAAGATAGGGAAGTAATTGCTAACGATATCAGAGATTTGGATGAAGATTCTTTCGCCGCCTACAAGAAAAAGATGGGCGTTTTAATGAAGGAGAAGAACAAGTCTTATAAAGCCTCAAAGATGCCAAAAGAAGAGAAGAAAGAGACTATGGCTACTGAGATTCAAGAGACTGTCGCTTCTACCGAAAATGCTACTGTCGTTGATGACGCTATTAGCAACGGAACTCAGCAAAATGATGTAATCACTGCTGGCGTTGTTAATCCTTCAAAGACTTTAAAGCAAAAATATCAATCAGCTTTTAATGACGAAGGCTTCGTTATTACAAAATAAACAAAACAAATAAATAATAGGAAAATACTATGGCATATTCATCTACTAAAAGATTAATTAAACCATTTCGCGGTTATGGTGAGCATGAAGTTATTAACATGTTCGCTTTTGATCTCGAAACTGTAAACAAGGGAACTTTCGTTAAAGTTCTTGGAGCCGGTTGGAAAAATACCGATGACGCTCTAAACATTACTTCAGCTACTGCTGTTGGAGCTTCTTACTCTAACGTAGTTTCTGATCGTTATTCAACCACTGCTCGCGTCACTACCGCTGGTACTGGCGATGCTAACAAGGTCGTTGGAATGCTTCTTAATGACGTTCGTGAAACAGACGAAAACGGCGAGAAGCTAATCTTCAATCCTCGTAAGGCTGCTGAATTGAGTGCAGTTGTCTCTGGACAAACTGTTCCTATTCTCAAGCGTGGTATTGTATTGGCTTACGCTACTGGTGCTTCTGCCGGTAACGCTGCTTATATTAATACCCTCGGAGAGTTGGAGTCAAATGCTGCTATCCACGGTTCTTACGTTAAAGTTGGAACTTATCTAGGTTCTGCTGATGATGATGGTTATGCATTACTAAACCTCGACCTATAATAACCAATAACTTAACTAACTAATTAATATACTAATATGAGACTTAAATTAAAAAATACGCCAGAACAAGTAGAGCTAATCAAAAAGGTTGGTTCTCGCAATGTCGTTGAGTCTGCCGAGGCTATGGAAGCTTTGGCCGCTTTCGTCGGACCAGTAATTCAAAAGGTTCTCGCTCAAGCTGGTACTGCCAGCATGATTTATAGAGACATGGAGTATAACGAAGACGATAGTCCTTCTTATCCTCTTGACCTCTATTACAACGAGGCTGCTGGTCTAGTTTCCGTCTGGGCTCAAAATGTCGCTGGTGGCTTGCCCTCCAACTACATGGATCAACCAGTTCAAGAGTTGAAGATCGCTACCTATCGTCTTGACTCTGCCGTTTCCTTCAATAAGAAGTACGCCCGTAAGGCTCGTCTCGACGTAGTTAGCGGAGCTTTGGATCGTATGGCTCAAGAGGTTCTTGTTAAGCAAGAGCGCAATGCTTGGGCTGTTATTCTAAAGGCTCTTGGTGCTGCTGCTACCAAGGATGGCCGTTCAGTTTCTTACTCCGCTTCAGGTGCCCTTAAGCATCTTATCGCCCCAACTGGTGGTGCAAGAGCTTTCGATATGGGATGCTTGAACGATCTAATTCTCCGCTTTAAGAGAATTAACGTTTCATTCGCTGGTGGTACTCCTTCTGATGCTTCTGCTCGCGGATTGACCGATCTCTTTATTAGCCCAGAAATTAAGGCTAAGATTCGTTCTTTCTCATTCAATCCTCTCTTTGCGACAGGTTCTTCTACAACTTATCAAACCCAATTGTCTGAAGATGTTCGTACTGAGATCTATAGAGGCGGCGGAATGGAGAGCTTGTTCGGTATTAATATTATCGAACTCGTTGAACTCGGTAAGAGTCAAAAGTATAACACCTTGTTTGACTCTTTCGACGTAACTACATATCCTGACATCAATGGTGCTAACGCCATTACCTTCGCCACTGCTTCTCATGACCTCTCAATTGGTCTTGACTTGAGCCGTGATGCATTTATCCGCCCAGTCGCTACAAACGCTGAGAGCGGTGGACAACTCAGCGTTCTACCTGATGATCAATTCGTTTCTCGCGCCGAGAAGACTGGCTTCTACGGCTTCTTGGAAGAGGGTCGTATTTGTATCGACGCTCGCGCTATCGGTGGTGTAATCACCAACTAAAAAACTATCGCAGTTTTAACCCCAGAGGTAACCCCTCTGGGGTTTTTTATTTTACATTTTTATTTATATATAGTATTATAAGGTATGGCTAAAAAGAAGAAGCAAGCATTAGAAGACATGAGTCAAACTCATGCTCAAGTTGAAGAAAAGCAATACCAAACTCTTGACCAGATTCTTGGTGATGCTGGTTCAGACAAGTACGGTACTTTTAACGAGGATGAATATTGGAGTCAACTAAATGCTATGACTAAGAGCGATCTTCAAAGTCATGCAGTCAAAATGAATCTTCTCCCAGTTGATAATATGAAAATGCTGAGAGAAAGACTTTTGAATGAATTTCGACGCCATAATAATTCTTATTTAAAAGTATCCGGTACAAAGAAAGTTTTGGACAACGACATTTCTGATGCAGCCAAAAGAATTTTAGCCGAAGGAAGATAATATATAATCATATGGAACAGACTAATCAACAGCCACCACAGCAGCCTCCATCCGTCAAGGACTTGCCAGATCCTACGCCGCAAATTGCGCTAAACACTTTTGTAGGTCTAGCTCGTCAGAGCCGATTGAGTTATGATGAGCATGTGTACCTTGATAAGTGTACTGCGGCTCTTCAGGGTGTACTCAATAATACTCAAGCTCCTGAGATTCCTCCATTCCCAAAGATGCAGGTCTGAAATATCAGATAAAATATTAGAAACGCAATCTTTAGCTCTCGATTTTTAGGGGGCTAAAGATTTTTTTGTGTAATTAATAATAAGGTTTAAGGTTTTCAAATGGCTCAATTCGCTATAGATGAAATTCTCACGACGGGAATTGCAATTTCTGGATTTGTATTTGATGTTAGCAATAACATAGGCGCAAATGGTTATGTGCTGACATCTACGTCTTCTGGCGTAATGTGGCAAGCGGATTCAAACAATGCTGATCTTTCTTTATTAAGTGGGCAAATTGCGGCTACTGGAACTTTATTAAATAATAGGATCGATTCTCTTAGTGGGTATGTTAATGGAAATTTTGTTTCTGGATCTGGAGTAGCAAATTATGTTGCTCGCTGGAGTAATACAAAAGAATTACTTACTGGAAGTATTTATGATTTAGGAACAGGCATTGGGATAGGAACAACAAGCCCTGCTGCTAAACTAGAAGTTAAAGGAGCAGATGATGCAGTTATAACTGCAATATTTCAATCGTTCGCTGGAAATCCTGCTTATAATGGCGGCATACAGTTAGGAAATGCTGTCGCCAATCAAAATTCTCAAATATATCATAGCTCTGCTGGAGATAATACTTTAACATTTGTATCAAATTATAGTCAGGGTACAGCAAACAAATTTATCTTTGCTCCCGGTGGAACTGAAACAGTTAGGTTTCAGCAAAATGGCAGAGTTGGAATAGGAAATGCAGCTCCAGCTACTCTTTTATCAGTTGGAGGTGCGGGTTCTACTTCTGCTACAAGCGGTATAACTTTTGGAGCAGATTCTCAAGCTAATTTATATAGGATATCTAGCTCAAGAATAAAAACAGATGGTAATTTCACGATTGATGGTCAAGGCGGGGGTAGTACTTCTTTAGTATTAAATAGAAGTTCTACTTCCTCTGAAAATGGAATGGCTTTTAATACAGCCGGTTCAACTGATTGGTATTTCTATGTTGATAATGGTAATAATAATTTACAAATCCAAAGATCTTCTGAAATTGATTCTGCTCCAAGAGTAAGATTCGACGGAGAAAATAGTAATGTCCTATTTAATCTAGGCGGTGGCAATGTTGGAATTGGAACTGCAAGCCCAAATACTAAATTAAGAATATCTGGTTCATTTTCTCAAAGAGCAAGTGGAACTACCGCAATTCAAGAGTACAAAAATATTCTCACTTACAATTCAGATAATTATAGTGACGGCGCTTATGTCGTTAGAACGCCTTTCCAAATAGGTAACTCTTATGAAATGCCAATTGTCCATGTTAAAGGATACGGTTACGGTGATGCTAAACTTTATGATTTTAAAGTTGTATTTTATGATTACGGTCCAAGTCACTCACCTATTAGCTATTCTTTAATTGATTTAGGAAATGACGGCTCTCCTAAATATCTTGCAAAAGATGCTAGTAATTATATAAATGTTTGCTTTGGACAAACAGGAGACGTTCATTACTATTATAGATTTACTGTTGATTGCATAACCACAAGGCAAGAGAATGATTATTCTCAAGGTTGGGGGATGTATCAAACAAAAGTAGCAAACTTTGGTTTTGCTTCTACAGGAATTTATGCATTATCCTCGCCAGTTAATTTTAATGTAGCAAATAATTTTGTAGGAATAGGAAAAACAAATCCATCTGCTAAATTAGACGTAGTAGGAAATATTTATCTAAGTGCAGATATTGTAGGTAATGATGGAACTAGAGGATATTTATTAGGCAAAGATTCTCTCGCTGGAGGCAGGTCTTATTTAATATTAGATCCAGATGCTGCTGACGGTGTTGGTGTAGGTAGCGATTATTTATACATAGCTCAGGAAAATACGACAGGAGTAATTTCAAATACTACTGCCGGTCCATTACTATTAAATCCCGGTGGAGGAAATGTAGGAGTAGGCACGGTTAATCCTAGTTACAATTTAGATGTAATAGGAACAGTTAGAGCAAGTGGAGAATTAATTAGTGAAGGAAATAATGCTAGAATTTCTTTATTTAGACTTGGTGGAATAAATTATTTCGATTGGGCCAGCGGTCAAAGTTTATATTTTAGCACAGAGTCTTCTGTCGGTGGTGCTGGAAGAAATACTGTAATGAGTATTACTTCTGGAGGGAATGTTGGAGTTGGTACAGTTAATGCCGTTGCTCCTATTCATATTGGTGGTAACGCAAGCAATAATGACCCTTGGATGGTGTTAGATGTTAATGATACTTTTTTCAAAAGAATAGTTTTCTCAGAAGAAAGACCAACATATGGCACTACAACTTATGGTGGTTACATTGGTTATGATGCTAGTGCAAATACTGTTTCTCTTGGAACGTATGAGAATAGCGTAGAAAAAAGATCCATAAACATTTTAAGAGATAATGGTTATGTTGGTATAGGAATAACTGATCCTTCTAATAAACTTCATATATCTGGTGGTGGTATTTCTTTTACTACATCTACGGGATTAGCAGTACCAATGATTGGTCTTACTGCTGTAAATGTAGCCTACATTGGACCTTACTCTACTTCTACAGATGGTAATGCTCCAACTTTAGTTGTATTTAATCAAGGGTCATCTGTTCAACAGACTTATTTTTATTCTAGCGGCAGAATTGCGATGGTCCTCAATAAAGAGGGTCGTTTAAATATAGCAGGAAATGCTGGCAATACTCCTCCAGCTTTATTGAATGTCGGTCCAACTTCTTCTGTTGCTGCCGTAAGTGGAATGAGTTTTGGCAATGACTCTTCTGCAAACTTATATAGATCAGCCTTAGGAGCTTTAAAAACAGATGGCAGTTTAGGTATTGGAATTAATCCGGTTCAAAAACTTCAAGTTGATGGAGAAGTAGGAAATCCTGCTTTAAATGGTACAACTCAAAGTGGCATATTTAGGATTAGTAACGCAACAGATAATGCAGTTTTAGATTTCGGTATTAGAGCAGGAGGTTTAGGCGCATGGATACAGTCTACAGATGAAACTAGTTTATCTGCAACTTATCCACTTTTATTAAATCCAAATGGTGGCTCAGTTGGAATAGGTATAACCAATCCATCAGGTCAACTACACTTGAAAAACATGGGATTCACTAATCAAGATACAGTCCCTGATACTAATTTATTTCCAAATGCCTCTGGAGTTTTTGGTTTAGTAATGGATCATGATACTTATACAAATGGTTTGTATAGGCATAGATTTATAAAAGTAGATCGTTCTGCGAATATACCTTTATATTTGCAGCAAGCAGGAAGTGTCGCTCATCAATACATAAATCTAGTAAGGTTCGGTACTCATTCTCAGTCTACTGATACTTTTGAAGTATTTGGTGATTCAAGAATAAATGGTAGCGTTAATGTAACCTCAACTTTATCAACAAGTGGAAGTATAAATATAGGAACAGATCTTTATGTATCTGGTCAATTGGGAGTTGGAGTTCCAATCGCCAATAAAAGACTTAATTATGGTGCAGAAATTAAAGCCAATAATTTTTCAATTCAATTAGTTTTAGGAAGAATTGGTGCAGTCTCAGGACTAGGCGCAATCGGAGCAGATGCAAATAATACTTTTGCTGTTTGGAATGTTAGCGGTCAAACTACAAGACAATTTGTTGTTACTCAACAAGGTAATGTAGGTATTGGATCTGCAAGTCCTGTTTCAAGATTAGATGTCAATGGTACTATTGCTTTAAGTGGTTATTCATTTGCTGATAGGTTTGCGGTTTATAATAGAGTATGGAATCCAGAACTTCCATCAATCTATTTAGGAGATAGCAGCGATCCTACTAATTATTATGACAATACTACTCATATTTTTAGAGCAAGAGGAGCTGGCGCAGAGAGAATGCGCATCACGACCGCTGGAAACGTTGGAATAGGTAGTGAAAGTCCAACTCAAAAACTTGATGTAAGCGGAACATTAAAAATAAAATCAGCAGGGACATACTCTGATCCTACTGATAACGCAGGGTTCTTAAATTATGATACAGTTGGTGGAATATTTACTCTTTCTGCAAGAAGCGATGCTGGTAATACTTATATGGCTTTTAGAACTTCTAATGGAGGTACTGGAAGCGAAAAAGTTAGAATAACAAATAATGGCCTCGTTGGAATTAGTTCAAATGCACCTACTGATTTTCTAGATTTCGGCGGAGCAGGTAAAAATATTGTCTTTGGTTATGCAGCTTATGGCGAAGTATTAAACAGTGCAGCCTCAATCATAGGTAATAATGTAAAAGCGTCTCCTACAGCAAATTCTCAAGTTCGTCGTTTTGCAAGTGCAAATGATCAGGGTAATTTTATAAAGTTAATTTATAATAAGGGCGTTACTTTTCATACTAACATAATTTCTGCTTTAAATACTGACATCTCTGAAGATACGAATGAAAGAATGCGTATCAATTTAAGCGGCGATGTAGGCATAGGCGCAATAAATCCAATCTATAGATTACAACTCCAAGCCAACAATCCTACTAATGGAGTTTTAGCGCAGTTCTATAATTTTAATGCTGGAGCAGCAGGAGCAAACGGAGCTTTTACTATTTGGACTCAGTATGGAATAGCTGATTGGTTTATTGGTCAACCTTCTGGAGTAAACGCATTAACATTTGGCAGAGATAAAACATCTTCTGCGACCGGCGTAGAATACATGCGTATTAATAGTGCTGGAAATGTTGGCGTAGGTACAATATCTCCAGCAGCTTCTTTACATATAAAGCCAAATACTATTAGTGCAAATACTTTCATTATAGAAAGATATGCTAGTACTGCTAAATTAATATATGCTTATGAATCTGGTGCCGATGGTTATTTAGAAGTTAGAAATGGATCAGATCAAGCTGTTTCTAGAATAGCAGGTTATTCAACTACGCCAACTTATTTTCAAAGTAGTGTAGGTGTAGGAACGACAAGTCCTTCAGTAAAATTAGCTGTTAATGGAGAGGCGAGTTTTGGAGATGACAGCAAACTTACGTTAATTGGTTTAGATATAAATAGTGGAGCTACTCCAAGTTTCATAAAGATAAGAACAAAAATTCCTTTTGCTTCACCTGCCGCTGATTTCACTATTAATATTAAAGGTTTCAGATATAATAGTGCAGAAGCTGCTAGTTTGATGGTATGTTGGCATTATTATAATAGTACATTTTATAGTCCAGCAATTAGTTCAGCAGGTAGTTTTGCTCCAATAGTCAAGTTGTCTGCTGAAGACTGGGATTCTTCAGGTACGCCTAAAGTTTGTATCGTATTAGTAGGCCCCGGATATTGGCCTAAGCTATATGTGGAAAGCATGTATAGTAGTAGTTATAATGATGATTATGCTGATGGTTGGGATTGGGTAGATGCAGATGCCACAGGTACTGGAAATAACTTGGCTATATTAGCTTACAAATCCAATTTTGGAAATGATTTTGTAATGTTAGGTAATGGTAATGTCGGAATTGGTATAACTAATCCTTCTAATAAAGTTCATATTTCTGGCGGAGGCATATCTTTTACTACTTCTACAGGATTAGCAGTTCCAATGCTTGGAATTGTACTTCCAACAAATGTTGCTTATATTGGACCTTATGCAACAACGGCAGGAGGCGTTAGTCCAAGTTTAGTATTGTTTAATCAAGGAGCTTCTGTACAGCAAACTTGGTTTTATTCAAGTGGTAGAGTCGCAATGGTCCTTAATAAAGAAGGGCGTTTGCATATTGGGAGTACCAATAACACTCCAAATTGTCTGCTTTCTGTTGGGCCAACAAATTCAACTCTCCCAGATAGTGGAATATGTTTTGGAAATGATGCCCAAGCTAATCTTTATCGTTCGGCAGAAGATGTAATTAAAACAGATGGTTCATTAATTGTAACTAATTCTTTAGGTCTTGGAATTTCTCCAACTCAAAAATTACAAGTTGATGGAGTTGTCGGAAATCCTGCTTTAAATGGTACGACCCAAAGTGGTATATTTAGAATTAGTAATACTACAGACAATGCAGTTCTAGATTTTGGTATTAGAGCAGGGGGCTCAGGCGCATGGATACAATCTACAGATGAAACTAGTTTAGATGCTTACTATCCATTATTATTAAATCCAAATGGTGGTAATGTCGGCATAGGGACTATTACTGCAAATCATAAGCTAGATTTAAACATAGGAACAATTAGTACTAATCCAACTACTTTTGGATACAATGTTTTTGGAAATGCGACTTCAAATGTTGGTTATTGCGGCTACAACTTGCAATTAAATAATAGCACTGCTAATGCTACTGCTTATTTACGTCTTGCTAGAACAAGTGCTACTGCTTACTTAGGATTAGAAATAGCTTCTCAATCCCGTGATGGCATTAGATTTTTAACTCATGCGACAGCTCCTGTTGAAGTTGCTCGTATAACTAATGAAGGCAATGTCGGTATAGGAACAGTAACCGCTAATTCAATATTAGAATTATATAAAGTTCCTGCTACTTCTGGCACTTTGCAGCCGATGTTAACAATTACTTCTGATTACCCTTCTGCTATTACTACTAATTTTGGATCATCTATTATTTTCAAAGGAAGAACTGCTGGAAATGTCCTTCAAGATAATGCTCAAATAGCTGCTTATAATGAAGATGTTCAAGACAATGGTTATGCTTTAGGTTTCTATACTCGTCCCACTGTTGCTGGTGGCCTTACTCAAAGGATGACCATATTAAGAGGTGGGAATGTCGGTATAAGTTCAACAAGTCCTGCTGAAAGATTAGATGTTAATGGTTATATTTTAAATAGATCAAAATTTGCTTATACTCAAAGAAATGATATTGTAAAAAATGGTCTTTCTTTTTATGTTGATTTTAATAATAAAACTTGTTTTGATTCTGTAGTTTCTGCTTCTTCAATAAAAGATCTTTCTAATAATAACTAT